GATCTGCGTAGCCATTGGTGCCTTTCTTAACACCAACCTTCATGCAAATCTCTTTCTCATTGAGTTGACCAATACCAGAAAGTTTTCGTGAATTTTGAGCATTTTCAGATTGATCGGATGGATCAAGGGAAAAGGCACTATCAATAATACCTTTGAGAGTACGCAAACCAATTTCTTTTGCCATTGGCATTCCGCTTTCACCTAGCTTATCTCCATCAACAAAAATGTTATCCCACACTTTTCTTCGATCATATGGACCACCAACAATCGTGAACTCAATTTCAGCCCACTTTGCTTTTGATGATGCAGAAGTTTTAAACCACTGACCTTGACCAAACTCAGGCAGTTCTGTTGTTCCACCCTTTAGTTTTACAATCGCACGAACTACAGTGCCTACAGGAATTAATTCAAAATCCCCACTTTTATTATCTTCTGGTACATTATTTAAATCAAGCATTTTCATTTTCTCCTTCGCTTTGATTTTGAGTTTTTGGATCAACAAAGTTAAGCGGTCTTTCAGCTTGTGTAACCCCACCGCCCATCTTTGCTAGAAGTTTACCAAGATGTGGCTCTTCTAATACTTCAAGTCTACCCGACCTATCTTTTGCTGGGTATCCCCACTGATTAAGAGTTTGACACACAAAAGCCCTGTAAGGACCTGTCGCCTCATCTCCTGTAAGAATTGCCATTGTGATAAGATTATCAACAATTCCCGGTAATTCACGAGCCGTTTTCGATCCTTCAATCTGCAACTCATAAACTTTTCGACTGTAATCATCAGTACGCTCATCTAAGATGCCAACAAAAACAACATTCTTTTCACGAATATGCTGAAGATGTGTTAACCATCCCATCATTTCTCGACCGTGCATTCCATAAGCAGCCCTCGTATCAAGCTTACCTGATCTGTCAGACTTGTTCTCAGGCTGTTGCATACAGTGTTGAAAACACAACCGTCCTGCGACTGTAATACTATCAATAAATAATGTTTCATATTTTGATAAACTATCTCCGGGATCACCCATAGTTTGACACACATAATCATAGTGAGCCTTACTGTAAGGTTGATCGTCGGATAGTGATGGGTTCGCTCCCCCTAAGTAACAGGCAAAGTCTCTACATTCTGCCCATGTTCGGGGACGAATAACATCAAGGGGCCAACCCTCAATGGCTGCATCCCCAGCTTCTAAATCCATAAACAGTGTCGTATCACTGTCCAGTGTTCGAGCGAGGGTGGTTTTACCCACCCCACTTGAACCTATGACCACAATTTTGTGACCACGTTTTTCTTTCATTCTTGCTTCTGCATCAATAATTGCTAATGCCATTTTTACTCCTCCACGACTTCAATGATAGCACCACTAATATTAGTAGTACGAGCTTCTTGGAAAAGACGTTGAAGATCAGGGGGAGCAGCCGTGTATTTTCTCTCCTCAATGCTCAATGTCTTCTTAACGTAATGGTCAACAAGATCAGTCCTCATAGATTGACTGATTCGCTCTAGTGCTTCTTGATCCCACTCGACACGCTTCTTGACTTGAACTTTTACGCTCTTGTCATTATCAACAATCGTTGTCGTGCCAAAGTCCTTACCATCCTCATGGAGTTGAGACTTTGCAATCTCAAGGTATCGACCTTCAATTTGTTCGTTGACTTCTTTTAATGCTGTTTTTAAGTGACCCATTCGCTCTCTAATAGAGTCACGCTGGGTGAATAGATTTGTATCAGGCATTATGCCCTCCTTTGATTTTGTTTATAGCTGATTGGGATATCAGCTTCGGAAATACATATAAGCACACATTTCTGTAAATGTCAATCTATTTTTTTTTGGATAAGTAAATCTCTATATCAAACACTGCTTTCATTAGTTTTTTCTTTAACTTGAACTCTGGTGTTTCGACTCCTTTTGCATCTTCAACTATATCTTCTATAGTGCCATTAGCGTGTTCGAGCTTGTATCGAAAGTCAGCTATGTACTTACAAATCTTTTGATCGTTGACTTCTATTATATAAGGCACCTGTAATTCTAGCTCAGTGACAAGACCACCACGTTCCATAGCTTTAAGTTGACCATAGCGTTCAGATTCCCACTTGGAATCAAAGGTTATACCATCCACTACAGTCTTCTTAGCACCGTACTTACTTCTTGACTTAAAGAACTTGGGATTATATGTTTGTTTTATAGCCATTTGTGGGAGAATAACAGAATGCCAGACGTTAGTAAATTTAAATCTGTAGGTATTGGAATAGAAACCTACAAAAAACTGGCTCGAATTTCTAAAGAAGAACACAGGTCCATTGGTCAACAGGTATCAAAGCTTGTTGATAGTGAATATGAAATTCGCTATGGAAACGAGGTTGTTGAGTTTGGAAGTAAAAACCCTGTATCAAGAGGCGTAGGATCTCTTAGCGATTAAGTAAATCCATATTACCCAAACCACCAAGTAAAGATGTTGCAACGGCTGGATTTTGTGCAGCACGTTTTCTTATAGCACTCTGTCTTACTCTATCAATAAGATTTAAAGGTTGTGTTTGAACTGGAGCAGTCTGTTGTTTTGGAGCCTGTATGTTTCTTGTTGGAGTATTAAAAACATTAACATCAGAAAGAGATGATGATTCTATAGGTTGATTATTCCGAACATTTGTTTGGTTTACTTGCTCTAAAAACATTCTAGGTAATGCTTGATCTTTAACTCTTGCAGCCGTTCTAACTTTATTAAAAATATTTCCTGCTTTACTTAATGTTTTACTTGTTTGAGATGAAGCATCTGCTCCAGCAATTTCATTAAATAATTGTCTATAAGCTATTTCTGTTGACTCAGCACCTGAAGCTTTTAATTTTTTTTGTATTTCAATATATCTAAGTAAATTATCTTTATCTGCTAACATATTTGCTGTTAGTCGCATTCTAACTAACTTAGGAAAGTTTTTAATTGGAGCTGCAGATAAAGAAGCTGCAGCAATAGCTCCCTCTTTTGTTACATCTCCTAAAACAACTAAATCATCTGCTAATTGTTTTAATGCTGCTTCTCCATCTTCACCTAATAATTCTTTTAAAACACCATTTTTATATTTTTTTAAATTATTTTGAAGAGCTTTTGCAGTTCCTACAGCCTCAAATACTGTATCATCTATAGTAGATACTATTTCTCTCATAGTATTTTGTTTAATTTTTTCAAAAGTTTCAGAACCCTCTCCAAAAAATTGTTTTATTTTTTTTATTTCACTATTAGTTATTGAAGGTTTAGACATTGCTAATACAGCGTCATCAGGTGTTAGCTTACCATTTTGTAAATTATTTAATATGTTAGATTTTAAAAGTGCATCTGCTTCTATATTTGCTTTATTTAAAGCCTTTAATGTTGAAACAACATCTCCAGAAGGATTAGCAGCCATTATTTGTTTTATAGCGTCATCGTCTAAATTTTTTACTCCACTATAAGCCAAAGATTTAGCTAATGCTTTTACTTCTCCATATTTATTTCCAAATAAAACTTTTGCTGTACTACTTTTAAGACGATCAATGTTTTCAACAGCATTGTAAAAATTAGTTCCATTAAATCTGTTTATGTCTGATAAGTCACTTTTAGTGCTAAATAAAGCGTCATCTAAAAATGTTCTGGCTAATCTTGATCTTACAAGTTCTGGTTCATCAACTGCATTTAATACTGCTTGTAATCTTTTAGGAGAATTTTTTTCAACAATTCTACTGTAAAACTTATCCAATTCAAATTCAGGTTCCTTTGTAGCAGCCCTAACATTTCTTACAAGACCGTGTTTTTCAAGAGCTTCAAATCTTTTCATACCTTCACGGTAATTATCCATAGCGTCTTTGCGTTGTGTAGCTGCTTTCTTTAAAATATCTTTTTGTTTTGATGTTAATGTAACACCTTTAGGAATATCTATTTTAGAGTTAGCAAGCATATCATCTAAAGCATTTCTAAAAGCTAAAAATTCCTCTCTGCTTGTGGGTGTTATTGCAGGGTCAAATAAATAATCATTAATTTTCTTTCTCATTCTCGAAACTTGTGCGAATGAAGCTCTTTCTCCAAAACTTTGTATGCCTTCTATAATTTTTTGAGTTTCTGGCTTTAAACTTTGAAGTGCAGTTCCCCCCATTTCCACATTCGTTACATCATCTATTAAAGTATTTAATTCATCTGTTTTAAATACTTTAAGAGTTTGACCAGTTTTAGTAACTTGTTTTCCACCCACATTAACAGGAATTTTTAAAGTATTTAAAATGTTATCAATATTTTTAAATTCAACAGAAGATATATCAGAGAAACCTTGAAAAGCTCCAGTTATTTTACTTAAAGTTGCATCATTTATATCAAAATCTTTAGCAACAGAATTTTCTAATAAATCAAGACTATCATCTATAGCTTTGAAAGTTGCCTTTTGTGCTTCTTTTTGAGCTTTCAATACATCATCAAATTTTTTCATTCCAACATTAAACACACTTTCGCCAGCTTCTTCTAATATAGTTGTTGTTCCTTCTCCTCCTCCATAAAGTTTTAACAACTCATCTTTTTGTCCAAGAGCATACTCGGTGTTAGCATTAACACGCTTTTCCATTCTTGTAGCACCTTCAGCAAGTTTTTGAGCGTATGATAATGGTTTTGATGCTCCTATTGCTTCAAAACTTGGCAACGCATTTGCTTTAACTAATCTTTCTGCTTGTGTTAATTTTTCAGCGTCAATTGCCTGTAATTTAGCTCCTCTTCCTGAAGCAGCACCTACAGCTTTTTTACCAACACCTATTATAAAGTCGCCTATTAAACTAGCACCAGCACCAATTGCACCTTCAATTGCTACATCTTTTGCAACTTCTCCAGCCGTTTGTTTTTGCAGACCAAGTAATGACTCAATTCCTTCTTCAATAGCCTGACCTGCTGCAGCACCAGCACCACCACCTATTGCAGAACCAGCAGCCGTTCCTGCAAAAGGAACTATACTTCCAGCAGTGCCACCTAAAACTCCACCAATAGTGCCTAATATCGCTTCTGGAGCTATACCAGCAAAATCAGAAATGTCTCTAAGAGAAAACCCTTTTTCCTCAATAACTAAATTTTTTCCAACAGGTTCTAATCCACTAGCTATTTGTCCTTTTTCTGTTAGGGCAAGCCTACCAGATTCATCTTTTGTATATCCGTCTTTGCCAACTAATCTTTCAAGAATACCTTCTTTTTCTTCTTGAGTTTCCCCAAAAGATATTAAAGCTCTTAATTTACCGCCAGCACCAGTTGTATAATCAAAATTAGAATCTTCTTTTTTTGTTGATTCTAATAAATCTGCAAAAGTTTTATTTCTTTTAGGTTCAGCTTCTTGAGAAAAAAATTGTGCTTTTATGGCATTGCTTTCTTCTTCAGTAGGAGTATCACCAGCTATCCTTACTTTTACTATTCCTTGATTGGGGGTTCTTATTTGAATAACAGACATAACTTATTTTATTCCTACCATTTCATAAATACCATCATCACCAATAGTTAATCTTGTAGATATAACATCTCCAATACCAGTATATACTGTTCCTATAGAACGGTATTTATCCGTGCTTTGAAGATACTTTTCAGAGCCTTCTACTCCAGCATCCATTAAATTACGAGCAGCAGTATTTAAATTATTTCTTTGTGTTCCAACAATTTTACCATACAATCTACCCATTTTCCTCATTAATACATTTGGATCACCACTGCCAAAATCAATTTCACCTACTATTTCAGAAACCATTTTTCTATCATTATCTGAAAGTGTTTTACCTGCCTCTCCTAAAATTGAAGCAGCATTTTCAGCTTTTAACTTTGTTAAAATAATTTGCATTTGTTTAACAGGATCAGTTTCTCCTCCAACATCAACACCTAAATTTCTAAAACCTTGAACTATAGATGATCTAATTTGTGCTGGAGCATCTATATCTGATGAATTAAATAAAGAAGCAAACTCAGTAAATGTTTTTTCATTACTAAGCATTGCTTTTTCTAAACTTTCTAATTTTCCTAAATCAGTTTTAGCATTACCTACATATTTTGGAGGCAAGTTTTGTCCTTTTTTCATTTTGTTTGCATCAGGATATTGAACTTTGAAAGACCAATAATCGTCATCAGCACCGGGAAACATAATTGCGTTATCTTGTGTTTTTAAATATAAATCGTCTACATCTTTATCAGCCATAGCTGCACTTGCAATAGCACCGTGAGTTGCAGCAGGATAAACATTATACTTATCTTGGAAACCTTTTGTTTTATATAAAGCATCAAGTTCAAAAACATTTAATTCTTCTATATTACCTTTATCTGCATAAGCTAAAAAATCACTAGGGCTTGAACCTCCATCTTTTCCTTTAGGAACAATGAAATATCCTTTTCTATCCATAGCTTTAGTTTCAGCAGCTTCTCTTTTTGTTTTATCCACTGATCTCATATCAAGAGCATACTTGCCAGCAGATGCAGCAGCAGCTTTAGCTTCTGACTTAGCTTTAGTAAGTAATGGCATGGCTTTTTCGCCAGCACTACCTACAGATTTTAACATTTTACCAACATCAAAATTCTTGCCAGCTTTGTTCTGCATCAAAGCTATACCAAAAGCTACCATAGCGTCTTTCGTATCTGGTTTACCACTTACATCTATTCCTGTAGCTTCAGCAAATTCTTTTCTATATTCTGCTATGGTTTTTTCTTTTGTAGCCTCTCCGGGTTTCTTTTTC